GTCTGTTCTATTCCTATTATAAATGAACTATCAAAAGGATATAAATTACCTGTTGAATTTGAAGCACAGAAAAAACTACTAAGCCGTATGTGGCTTAAGCCAATTTCATATAAAATGTTTCAAAATGCTCTTGAAAAGAAAAATGATTTAGGACGTACGCTATGGGCAAATAGTCCTTCCGATCCTATCAAAAAGACATTTTTGATTATGGATGAAATTCATAAACTTCGTGATGGAGACTTAGGTCCAGCCGAAGCAGCTGATTTTAATGCTATACAACAGTTTATTCACATGTCGTATAAAGTAAGTGGTGATGAATCTGTTCGACCACTACTTATGACTGCAACACCCATTACAGATACACCCGTTGAACTCTTTGATATTTTAAATACTCTTATTGCCAAACCTAATCGCCGTCTAATGCCATTTGATGAATTCCGCACAAGTTACGCTGATGAATCTGGACAATTAACTCCGGCGGGACGTGATTATTTTCAGGATCGTGTTAAAGGATTAATATCTTATTTAAATCGTGAATATGACCCAACTACTTTTGCTCAACCCAAATTTCATATTGTTCGTGTAGGATTACGTGATATACCTGTACCAACAATTGGAGATTTAGTTGACGAGTATAGACCAGCCATAAATATAGTCAAGGGGTGTGATTCTATTCAACAAGAATGGGATGATGCCATTATGAAGTTAGACTCTAATAAGAATAGTACTGCTAAAGAACTAATGGCAAAACGTAAGATGCTTGATAAAACTTACAAGGCTCAATTACGTTCATGTATGACGTTGACACGCAAGGCCGGTATGGAGATGAAGAAAAAGGCCAAACGCTGGTATACCCAAATGCGTCGTACATTCAAGATGGAACGCCAAACTACACAATTAGGTGCTCTTGAGCAATGTTATGGAAAAGCCGGTGTAGCCTATCCAGACTTTGATGACTTTTATGCCGAATTAGAACGACACAAACATGGAGACCGCAATTTTAATAGTGTAGGTGCGGTAAAAACACCTATTATCTGATTTGGTGTCGGGTCTAAAGTAAATCACTCTTCTGAACCGTAAGGATGGCCTCGGTTTGGACCGAAAAATATCGCCCAAAGACTTTGGCTGATATTAAAGGACATAGACGAATAAAACAGTTATTTGAGCGTGCTGTTGTAAATGGTTGTGTATCATTTCCACCTGTTATTTTATATGGTCCACCTGGAACTGGTAAAACATCCATTGCCTTAGCGTTGGCTCAGGAAGCTTATCCTGATATATCTCCCACTATCAGTACATTATACTTGAACGCATCCGATGAACGTAGTATTGAAGTGATTCGTGAACGTATATTACAGTTTACCCAGACATTATGGCCAGGAGTACTACGTAAATTTGTCATCTTTGATGAAGTGGAAACAATGACTGAACCTGCTCAAGCCTCACTGCGAGCACTTTTAGATGATGTAGACCGCGAAGGACATAATACATCTCCATTATTTGTTTTTTTATGTAATTCATTATATCGTGTACATCCAGCTATACGTTCTCGATGTGTTGCATTATTTTGTGGTCATGTGCCTATTGTACATGTTCGTGATACATTGACCTCGATACAATTAGCAGAAGGAGTAGAATCCGAAGATGTCAAAGTACCATCCGAATTAACATTTAAAATACAACGCGGTGATTTACGCTCCTTTGTCGCTGCTGTTCAGTTTGGACGTGATTTAAATCCTTGGGATAACTGGTTTCGACGACTTGAAGCAACAGGTATGAAAGGTGGTGAGTCATCTGTATTTGTATGGGAAGATGGACTACGACGATTACCATTTTGTATCTTAATTCGTCATGTATTTTTATGGATGAATGAAAAAAAGTTAATGGATGGACCGGCGGCAGCTGCGTTTGTCGAGCGATGCTTAGAAGTTCAAGATGCTCCTGTTGCCACTGTTTTAGCGGTTATTCCGAATGTATGGGAGAAACTCTTTTCTAAAAATTAAGGTGGCCTACAAAATTGAACCCAGGGTGGGGTCTTGCCTCTGTGACCAGATACAATATGGCCACAGCAGCACAATACAAAAAACATACTCATCGTGAGCATATTCTTGAACTTCCTGATACTTATATTGGTTCCGTAGATACCAGTGTAGAGCATCGATGGATTTGGGATACAGAATCTAGCCAAATGGTTTGGCGTTCTGTTCGCTTCTGTCCTGGTTTCCTTAAGATCTTTGATGAAATTCTTGTGAATGCCTTGGATCACCGTGTACGTCAAGCAGGGCGTATTGCGGCCGGCGTGGCTGATGCCGTAGGAGTTAAGCATATTGATGTGACACTCACAGATACCAAGATTACACTTCGAAATGACGGTGATGGTATTCCTGTTGAATCGCATCCTGAAACTGGACTATGGGCTCCTGAGCTTATCTTTGGTAATCTTTTGACCTCGTCCAACTACGATAAGGAAGAAGAGAAGACCGTTGGTGGTAAGAACGGTTATGGTGCCAAGCTCACAAATATCTTTAGTAAAGACTTTACTATTGAAACAGTGGATCACCGCCACAAGAAGAAGTATGTACAAACCTGGGCGTCGAACATGTCAGTGATTGGTAAGCCTAAGATTTCTGCGTCGACCACAAAGCCTTATACTGAAATTTCATTTACACCAGATTTGGGACGATTTATGTGGGGGTTGGATACGGTACCCACTGTTATTCCTGCTGATATGCTAGCACTTTTGGCCACACGTGTTGTTGATGCTGCTGCCTGTGCGGGTAAGGAATGCCGTGTAACGCTCAATGGAACCGTAGTGGCTACAAATACTTTTATGAAGTATATTGGATTATACTTGTCTGAAAAAGCCGATTCTGAGACTGGGTCTGTTGATGGTGCAGCTCCTGTAGGTGTGCCGGCAAATAGTAAGCGAATTGCCTATGAATCGGCTGGAGTTCGCTGGGAAATTGGTGCGATTTTGACGCGTGACCTACATGGTGATACACCACCTGATGAGCGTCATATGTCCTTTGTCAATGGTATTGCCACTCGCCGTGGAGGTAAGCATGTTGAATATGTAACAAAGCAGGTGCTTACGGCATTTTGTGAAGTTGCCAAGAAAAAGGCTCGTATTGATGTAACTCCAGCATTGCTCAAGGATTCTGTAGTCTGGTTCATTAACTCTACAATTGTGAATCCCTCCTTTGATACACAAACAAAAGAAACCCTTACAACTCCGTCATCCAAGTTTGGCTCATTGCCTGAAATTTCACCTAAGTTTTGCGACCAATTAGTTAAGATTGGATTGCTCACTGAAGCTCAGAGTTTACTAGAAGCCAAGACAGCACGTGATGCCAAACGTACAGATGGTCGTAAAAAGACAATTGTACGTGGTATTCCTAAACTGGATGACGCAACCTGGGCTGGTACGGCTCGTTCTGGTGAATGTACATTAATCCTTACGGAGGGAGATTCAGCTAAGACAACGGCAATTTCTGGATTGAAGGTTGTTGGTCGCGAGGCCTATGGTGTATTTCCACTCAAGGGTAAGATTCTTAACGTCAAAGATATTTCAGCTGAGAAAAAGACGAAAAACCAGGAACTAACCTATATTAAGCAAATTTTGGGTCTAGAAGCAGGCAAGGTTTATACGGATGTCAAACAACTTCGTTATGGCCGTGTCATGATTATGACTGATCAAGATGTAGATGGTTCACATATTAAAGGTCTACTCATGAACTTATTTCACACTGAATGGCCATCATTGCTACGTTTAGGATTTCTATGTTGTCTTATGACACCACTTCTAAAAGCTACAAAGGGCTCACAAACACTCTGCTTTTATTCTGAATCAGAATATGAAGCCTGGAAAACTGGACTTGGCGAAGCTGGATTACGTGGTTGGAACACGAAATATTATAAGGGTTTGGGTACATCTACAGCAGCTGAAGCCCGCGACTACTTTAGTACTATGAATACAGTTGAATACATTTGGGACGGTTCGTCTGATGCCTCTATTGACTTAGCCTTCAATAAGAAACGTGCTGATGACCGTAAAACATGGTTAAGTTCATTTGACCGCAAGCGTCATCTTGAAGTTACGGCTGGCAATAGCAAAATTGGTTTTACTCGCTTTGTCAATGACGAACTCATTCACTTTAGCAATGAAGATAATATTCGTTCACTACCTCATGTTATGGATGGTCTCAAGCCATCTCAACGTAAAATTTTCTGGGCTGCTCTCAAACGTAATCTTGTATCAGAGATTCGTGTAGCCCAACTTGCTGGTTATGTTTCTGAAAAGGCAGCATATCATCATGGTGAAGCATCCCTCATTGGTGCGATTGTGGGTATGGCCCAAAACTTTGTTGGCTCCAACAATATTAATGTATTGGCTCCTAATGGACAATTTGGTACTCGTCTTATGGGTGGTCAAGATGCCGCTTCTGCCCGTTATATTCATACTGAACTCATGCCTATAGTACGAGCTCTTGTGAAAAAGGAAGATGATGCGATTTTGGCCTATACTACAGATGATGGAGTGCCATATGAGCCAGAGACATACTTGCCTGTAGTACCACTACTCCTTGTCAATGGTGCGTTGGGTATTGGTACTGGATTTAGTACAAACGTACTTCCCTATAATCCTACTGACTTGGTTGGTGCATTAAAGTGGCGTCTCAGCGGTGGATGTGCCGACCTTTCATCAGTCTCATTTACACCCTGGTGGTTTGGCTTTCGTGGAAAAGTTGTAGCCGGTGCTGATGCAAAGACCTGGATTACAAAGGGTCTATATGAATTTGTAGATGATGATACTGCAACTATTCGTATTAAAGAATTGCCTATTGGTTCATGGACACAAGATTACAAGGATTTCCTTGAGTCTATCCTCACGGAACAGGAAGAAGCTATGAACGCATGGAAGTCTGCTACAAAAAAGGCAGCCGGTGCCGAAAAGCCTCCTATGTATCTACGTGGTTATGAAGCCGCATACAATGATGTTGATGTAGACTTTGTATTACAAATGGAACCTGACTATTACCATGAAGCACGTGCGTATCCTGCGGACTTTGAATCACGATTCAAGATGACTACGCAGTTTAAGACAACAAATATGGTTGCCTTTGATGTTGATAACAAGATTCGTCGATTTGACTCTGTTGGTAAAATTCTTGAAACCTTCTATATACAGCGTCTAGCAGCATATGGCAAACGTAAGACACATGAAATTGGACGTATGGATACAGAAATTACAGAACTTGAAGCACGATTATGTTTCGTGAAAGCGGTAGTTGAAAAGCGACTTGTAATTGCGAATGCCGACGATGATGTACTATTGGCTGGACTACGTAGTTTAGGACTACCTCCCATTTCAGATGCTGGAGTAGATGCCGGTCTCAAAGGTTATGAATATCTATTGCGTATGCGAGTAGATAGACTCAAAGCTGCCGCAGTTGCTGAACTTGAGAAGGACGTTGCCGATGCGAAAGATAAACGTACACATCTAGCAGCTACATCTCCTGAAACATTATGGCTTACAGATTTGGATGGATTTGTTGATGCCTGGGAACAATATGTTTCATGGCGTAATGCGACTTATGTCAGTGCCGCTGTAGGGGTAGTTCAAAAGAAGAAGACTGTTCGCAAGGCTAAGGTTGCAAAAGCATAAACAATAATAGACTCTTATAAAATCTAGTATTGTATGATTAATTTTTATTCTGCCATTTCTTTTCGTAATGCTTCATATTTAACTCCATGAAATATGTCTGATATAACATCATATACATCGTCCCATTTATCTTCTAAGCGATATAAAATATCATCAAGTATAGTCTTATTTTTTATTTCAGATTTATATGAATTTAACCATAATAATACCATTTGATAAATATCTGCAACAGATACATCATTATACCATGCTTTTTGTATATCTTTAAAATATGATTTTACAGTTTTTTCTTCCATTCTAGTGTATAAGTCTAAAAAAATGGTTTAAATGGTAATGAACGTGTACCTGCTGAACTCAAACTGACTGGATGACTGAGTGGAACTGGAAGTGTACTTATATCTTTTGTATAGGTCTTATACATAGATACTTCAGCAAGTATTTTAGGCACACACCAGGCAATTACACGTTCGTTTAAATCTGTGATTTGTGCTGGAATATTAGTTGGTAAATTTTTACCATACCAAAGATATATAGCACGCATAACCATGAATAAATCATCAGATCCTACAGGATCTATTATTTCTCCTGATTTTTCATAGACCTGAGCACGAATACCATTTTGGCATATCTGAAAATTAGCTGCGGAAAAATACGCCTGGTTGAGGGGTGTAGCCTCCAAATTTCCCCGAATGCCTTCTTGTCCGGCATTTGATGGTGCTTTTGTAGCATAAGCAAAGCCTGGTAGTCGGGACGTATCCTTACCAGCCGATAAATTAACACGTCCTGGACTTTGTTGAACAGGTTCCATTTCTTCTAGGGACTTGGAATAATTTTTTCGTATTCCAATATATAAAATGTCCGTCACTCGTGAATTTTCCCAGGTTCCTTCCAACAAGCTCTATATTAACATTGGATCTGTTGCCTCCACAATCGTTGACTCCAATCTCTCTACCTGTGCATGGGTTACTGGTAAGTCTGCCTTAGCTAGTGCTGGTCAGGCCGTCTTCCGTGATATGGGAAAGACAGTCTACTTACCTGATCCAACTGTTGGCAATGCTAGCATCGGTGCTCAGTCTACTATCCTCCGCAAGGTTCAATGGGTACCATCTGGTGCTGCTGGTTCTTACGGCACAGGCTTCAGTGCTTCTACAACACCACAAACTGAGTATTACACAGGATACATCCAGCTCGGTGGTCAGACATATGGTGGTGGCAACGGTGTAGCCACAGCTGTAGCACGCCTCAACTAAACATTATACACATATTATAATCTGTGCGTTATTCTATTTGATATATCAATGATACATCAAATTGTAAAATATAAATGATTTGTTTTTTGTGATTCCTAAATAGAAGATATGTCCGGCAACGTCGTCGCTACAAAGGCTCTTGTCGATACACTAATGGGTATTGCCAAGTGGGTCTACATAATTGGTTCCATTATTTTGGTTTGCTACGCAGCCTATTTCTTATTTTCAAAGATGAATCGCCCAATTGCTGGCCTTTTAGTCTTTTTAGGAGGAGCTTTAGCAGCCCTCTTTTATTACGTAAAATGGTTCATGGGTAGTGATAAAAAGCCCGAACAAAATGCGGGTTTATGTCCTGATTTCTTGACCCCTGTTGCTCCCGGTTCTAGTGCTGGACGTCAGGGTCCTTCTGCGTCCAAGACAATTTACTGTATGGACTTTGTTGGAGTAAGTCGTAATGGTGCCTTAAAGGTTGCCGACCCAAATTCTGTACAAACACAGGTTCAGGACACAACTTGGTATAGTTTACCTATTAACACAGATAACTTTAATTCACCAGGTGGACTCTCTAATTTACAATCTCAGGTACAAGCCAAGGGTCTCACTTGGGTTGGCCTTTTCCCTGATATGTAAGGGGGTTAAAGCATGGAGTTATCTTAATTCGTAAGATGACTTCTATACATTCGGATCTTTTTTCTCAAATCGTTTCTTGGGCAAAAACACCGGCTCCACGCACACCATCGTCCTTATTTTTATATGGTCCACCTGGTATTGGTAAAACTACACTAGCTCGTGCTGCATTAGAAGCTGCTGATTATCGTGTAGTTGAATGGAACGCTTCGCAACATCGTCATAAAGCAGCCGTAGAAGAATCATTAATTCCATTATTAAACAGTCGTAATGTTGCGGATTTCTTTCGTCCTGAAGGTCCACGATTTTTAGGTGTAGTGCTTGATGAAATTGATGGTATGTCCGTCGGAGATAAAGGAGGTTTATCCGAACTTGTTCGTATATTAAAAGACTATAACGGTGAAAATGCTATCATATGTATTTCCAATGAATGGATGGAAAAGAAATTCCAACCTTTCCAAAAGATTTGCCAAACATTTTCAGTTACAGCACCTACTGAAAATGATGTATATGCCCTAATTTGTTCGCATATACCTAATTCATCACAAGATCTTCGTACATTAGCTCGTGATTTATTGGCAATTCATTCTGGAGATTTACGTAAAATTCTACAATCGTTACGTGAAATTAAAAAGGATATGACCGAAGGAAAACTAAATGTCTCACAGATTCGTGAAACAATTGAGGTAGGGTTAGCCGACGCACATGCCTTGGGCTCAAATCGTATTCGTAGGTCAGAAACAATTAAATCCGCAGTAGGACAACTGCTTCGTGGTAGTTTGGATATGACTGCCGAAGTACCATTAAACAATAACGATTTGAACTTAGCAGGTCTCCATTTACATGAATCGCTTCCCACATGGATTAAGAAGTATATTGGAAATACCAAGGATGGTTATGAAATGTACAAATCTACATTTGGAACAATTTTAGCTTCTGACCGTCTTGATTATTATACATTCTTTTTTCAACATTGGACATTATTTCCATTAACTTATCAGGCTAAACTACAATCTGTCAATCAAAAATTATTTAGTACTGGTGTATCTGAGGAAAATGCGTCGTCATGGAAAGATGATAATATGGAATATACTGCTGTTTTGTCAAAACAGTCTATGTTATACAATCAATTTCGTTATTTATGTGAAATGCGTGACTTATTTTCATCCGCAGATGTGAAGTTTGACGCTGGATTTGATTCAACATTTTGGAAAGCCAATTTATTTTTAGTTGCTGCTCAGGCTGAATTAGAAAAATCTGGTACACCTGGACACGGTAAAAAAATAGGTGCAGCATTATGGGAAAATACTGAATTTTGGCGACACATATTACCTAGATGGTTTCCAAGTGGCGATGCTAATCGTTTTATGCGTCTCTTACAAGCACTTGATGTACCTAAACCTGTGCCATTTTAAAGAATGGATTTTATACGCTTGATTGTATAATAGGTTCAGCGTCTTCTGATGATATATATGTCCATACAATATATATTAATCCTAATATACTTATTATTAAAATTAGAATGCCGCATACTATTGCTGTTACAATATTTGATGACACACCATAAATAAATAACAAATTTCCCATAATAAGACTTCCAACAGCTGTAATAAATATTGCTAATCGTTTATCCATACGAGTAAGACGATTAAATCCATACATCGTATGTTTATAGAATAAACGTAGAATGTGTATATTTATCAATTTTTATTAAGCAACTTGTGTATATGCCCATGTAAGCCAAGGTGTTAACAATTTTAAATCTTCTTTATTCACTGTAGCACCACACCATATACGTAATCCTGGTGGAGCATCACGATAACTTCCAATATCAAATGCTACATTTTCTTTTTCCAGTAAACTTGTGAATTCTTTAATTTTTGGCTTTGGTAAGTCAAGTTGTAAACATACAGATGTATTTGATCGCGATGTTTTATTTTTTGCTAAAAAAGTTATCCATGGATTATTATTTACAAACTCTGTGAGAACTTCAAGATTTTCATTTGTTTTATCCATTATACCTGCTTGACCACCTTGTGCTTCTACCCATTGTAGAGCATCTATATAATCTTCTACACATAACATACTTGGTGTATTGATTGTTTCACCCTCAAAAATCTCTTTCATAAGTTTGCCCTTTTTAGTTAAACGGAATATCTTTGGTAATGGATACGACGGATTATAAGATTCTAAACGCTCTATAGCACGTGGAGATAATATAATCATACCGTGTGCACCCTCACCACCTAATACTTTTTGCCATGAATATGTTGTTACATCGCACTTCTGAAAGTCTACTGGTTGTGAAAAAACTGCTGAGGTGGCGTCGCACAAGGTTAATCCTGTACGATTTTGGTCTATCCAGTCTGCATTTGGTACCATAACACCACTTGTTGTGCCATTCCATGTAAATACAATATCATGATTTGAACTAGTTTTTGATAAATCAGGTAATTCACCATATGGTGCAGTGTGTTCTGTAACATCTTTTAGTTTGAGTTGCTTTGTAATATCTGTATGCCAACCTGCTCCAAACGATTCAAAATGTACACTATCTACAGGTTTGGGTCCTAAAAGATTCCATAATGCCATTTCAAAGGCTCCTGTATCACTTGCTGGTACAATACCACATAGATAATCTGATGGTAATTTTAGAATATCTCTTGTTTTTTTAATAGCAAATTTAAGTTGAATTTTTCCTATATTTGAACGATGACTTCGACCCACAACTGCCGCAGAAAGAGCATCTGGTGTCCATCCAGGACGTTTCTTTGTTGGACCTGACCCAAAATATGGACATGTTGGTCGTAATAAAGGTTTTGTAATAGACCCTAATATAACTCCTGAGCGTTTCATATATATTGGATTCATGTAAATAATATGTGAGTTCGACGGCTTAGAACCGGGTTAAAGTCCCGGTGTGGGACTATATATTTTTCAAAATGTGCGGTTTTTTATAAAAATTAATATCTCGGCCCTGATTGCGAAAGTGTCTACGGACTTTCTTCACAATTATAGCTGAGATATTGTGCGTTTATTACAAAAATATAATATCTCGACCCTAGTTGCGAAAGTGTCCGGCCTTCATGGTCTGGGGGGCGTGCTTTTTCGCAACTATCCCTCATAGTATAGTGGTTAATATTCAACCCTCTCACGGTTGCGACGTGGGTCCGATTCCCACTGGGGGAAATATGGTTAGTTTTATAAGTATATAATATATACATATCAAACAACAAAATTGACACAAAGTTTATTCTTAAAGGAATTCATACTATCCATTATGACTGATATTCAGATGTTTCCCCACTGCCGCCCACTTATTGGTCGTGATGTTTCCTTTTGTGGTTCATTCCAATCCTATGAGAACTGTGTTGAGTTTGCCAAGAAGCATGAGTACAATGTTCTTGTAAATCATAATGGCACAACTACTTATTCACTTGGTCGCATTGTTAAAGTCAGCGACCATGGTGAACTCAAGTTTGCTCTAGGTGATGCAGATGGTCGTGATTGTGATTGTATGATTACGGGCCGTGTAAAGCATCATTCTCCCAAGTTTGAATCCCGTGGCATTTGTAAGTCAAAACGTGCTTTGCTTGACGAAGTTGATAGCCGATTTGTACCTGTACCTGAAGGCGACCGTAATTATAATTTTACCGCATGGCGGATTGACTCATATAAGATGGTTACTATCCAATAAAACTAAATTTATCATGAAATCCTTTGAACGTAAACTTTTCCAATATATACTAACAATACTAATACTTTTAGTCATTGTTGGTATAATTATAATTAATCCATTACCAACAATATCAGTTTATATAATTATTCCTGGTATGTCTGGTATATTAATAGTATTATTCATTCATTTATTACGAAATTGTTATTTACATTATCATCGCAAACGAGTTATCAAAGCTCTTCATGTTGTTACTAATCTTATGCCAACACCTCCAATTGTAATTATACAAGGAAACAATTATCTTATTGGAACTCCTGTTGAACCACAGCCTAAACAGTCATATGTACCAATGTATGTTGCTAATGTAACTAAATAACAAAAATTGACAATTTATATTATTTTTAACAATAATGTGTGCCATTTATTTCTTTTAAATTTCCCAACTTTTCAATATGACTGAAACTCTTCGTGAACTTTCTATGTATCCTAATGAATTCCATCTTTTCCTTAATAGTGTTCGTCCTGGACCAGCCCGCGAGCGTGATGAGACTATGTTTCATACGTTGACATATAAGAACACTGATATGGGGAATTACGTCCCTACGATAATTAATGCCGAACTTCTAAGCCGTATAACACCTAAGGATGGTCATGTAGGTACAGTATCACCAGCCTTCTTCGAAAATGTTCGTGTTCTTCATGCAATTACAGGTGTAAAAAATGGTTATACTAATATTAAAGTAGCTCTTCAAAATCGTACTACAAAGAAGGTTGTTCTTCTCACATCTCACAATTCAGTACCAACTGATTATAAGCATGTACCTGCTATTGCTGATGGATGGTATGTTCTTAACTGTGATATGGTCGCATATGGTGGATTTTGGGAAGGAGTTAAACTTTCTTTGTAAGTAATACAATAAAAAATACAATATTACCGTGTATTTTTCAATTAAATATAAATATATATAGTTTACTCCATTGTTCCTGCTCCTCTACGCAACAAGACCTCTGGATAATCACTTTTACGACGAGGATTTAACATTACTAAATTTGGCCATTTTTTCATCATATAATCTACTGCTGTATGTTGTTTCTCAATACGTTTTGGATCCGTCTGCATACCACCTGGTTCCTTATAATATGCCGTTTTTGGTGAAACATAGTTAATACGAATTACTTTATGATCTCTATCCCATGCCATAAGTGTACGTATATAATCTTCCTTTTCACTCATTGGTAATTCTATGCCCTTCGGGTCCTTTGTTGCCGTCGGGTTTATAATTCCCCAAAAACTACCTATTATAAATTTCAAATCTTTGGTAACTGTCGGCTTCATAAAGAAACCATTTGGCACAGGATAAACACCCCATAATATAGCTCCTTCCTTTTCAGCCTCTTTAAAGCCCTTTTCAATTACTGCTGTTAAACTTTGTAAACGACGTATTTTACCATCATCTGTACGTTCAACAAAGCCTGTAATATCATCGTCCATCATAACTATTTTTTCGCCCTTTTTAGCAATATTATCAAGTATATAATTACGAACTTGTGCTAATCCTGGAACTCCTACAAGAATATGATTGCTATCCCAATTTGGCATAGCCATCTCATACTTATCTTTTTGTTCCTTATCGGCAACAACAATCCAAATCTTGTCATGTGGAATTTTGTAACTGTCAAGTGTAGCCAGTGTTTTCTTTTGGATTGTTTCTTCGCGATGATAGGATGGAATCATTATTCGCCAATCTCCTTTTGAAGCTACGGACTTATGTTTGCGTGTATATCTACCTCCTTCAGTCATTTTAGTCTGGATATATATTTTTCTTTTCATTTAGAAATGGAACCTCAACTATTGTTTTGGTATTTTATAGCAGCCGCTGCTGCTGCATTACCACCCGTTTTTATTAAATCTTATACATCCGATCAATATACGGGATGGTTGCTAGCGGCCGCTGTCTCCTATGCGGTTCTTATATTTTCATATGTTGTTGTATTACAAGATAAAAATATTACTATTGTATATCCTTTACTCAAAGTATTATCTATACTCATGGTTGTAAGTGCTGGTTTATTATTTTTTCCTAGCTCAATAACATGGACAACTATAGTTGGTATAATTTTAGGTATAATATCTGTATACTTATTATCACTCAAACTATAATTATTTGGTATTTTTAATTTTTTAATAGTTTATTGTTAATCTATTAAAATATTGCTAGACATTTAATTTTTACGTGTTTTACGACGAGATTTGCGATTTTTACGTGAATTTGCTGACATTAACTTTAATAATCCACGCACGGCCGCTTCATCCATAGCTTTATCTTCAACAGATATATCTGCTTCCATAATATGTTCTTTACCACAAAGTTTCATTTTGAATCCATGATATCCAATTTCTTTATCAATTAAATCTCCAAGATTTACATCTGTATCTTTATGATCTGCTTCATTGGATGCTAATCCTCGGCGTTGTAAACGAACCATAAACGTTGCATAATCTTCATCATCTACTGCTTCATCCCATGTCTTTGGAAATGGTTTAATATGTTTGTCTCTATATTTAATCTCGTCTGGAAGTGTAGCCAATGGTGGACCATGACATGTTGTACGAAATTCAAATCCATATTTGGGATAAAAAGCTAATACATTTGCCAAACTTGTTAATGTAATTGCTGAAAATCTCATAAGACTTGAATATTGAATAAAGTACTTTAATAATTCACTTCCGTTTGCTGCTGCACATATAACATCAAGATAGACACCGTCCTCATTTGGTCTAGCTAAAATGAATCCAACAGGAACACGAACTTGTTGAGTCATTGTAGTACTTGGTGTAGAACGTAAATAACCTAATACATTTACATCTTTACTTTCCATACCATACATGACCATTACAATTGTATTTGATGTTAATGCCTGTGAAACATACTGGGAACTTACAGTATCTCCGCATGCTGTATAACGTAATGTAGTTAATATATCTGTTGCTAAAGTTGATTTGTTATAATTTGTTGGTGTGCGTAATGACGGATTATTACTTGGAGTTTCAGATACATATCCTCGGGCACCTGGATATATTTGTTCACTTACAAGAATTGTATATACGATAGACATCGTATCCTATTTTATTCAAATATAAATTGTCTATGCTCGAAGTTTACGAGTTTTGCTATTCTTTTCACGCCAACGATTAAGCTTATCTTCAAGTGCTTGGGCATCATACATCTTTTGATTACCGCATTTTTGAATAATTCCTTCACGAAGATATGAGACTAAACTTAAACGCTGTGATGTGTCATCCTTAGGATTCATAGGGCTATTGCCGTGGACTTGATGTACATCCATAGCTAAGAAATCTCCATTACGACAATCAACTGCGACACCATATTGTGGAAATCCAGTATATGCACCTTCATAAGGACTGCCCTTTTCAATGACAACAAGATTACCAAATCCTTCAGGCCAATCTCCACTATCTGTGTGGGCTGCTGTACGAAAATTTAAATTTGTTGTAATTGTGCTGAATGCTGTTCCCTTAATATGAAATGGTGTAGATTTTGCGGCTTTTCGTTGATTTGCATATTCCTTTGGACATAATTCTGCATATTGAGCATCTATTTCCTGAATTAATGGTACAACATTCTTCCACTTATCTGGATTTTTTACGTTGAAAGTACATAAGCGGCATGGACCGGGATAGCGTATTTTAGAGTTTTTAAATGTAGCTTTTTGACTGATAGACCATTTATCAAAATATCCTAAAATATTAGACATAACAGGTTTTTTCTCTCCAGTTCCAAGACCCTTATCAGAGCCACTAGCTGTACCACGATCTGTTGTAGTTTTCTTCATATGTTCTTTTAATGCTTCATAGGCATCATCAATTGCATTTTGACTGAGTACATTCTTACGAAAACGAAGTAAAAGTTCACCATCTTCCGTGTAAACATCCGCATCCTCTTTAAGAACCACAGGATACTGTTTTTCTGTCATGAATTTACCTTTTTGATTAACAGTTTGTTCATCTGTTAAAATTTTACGAACCGTATAGACAGGTATTTTTTTGGATTTGTCAATAGAAACCACTGGGTCAGGGCTCATCCTTACTTAGTGGGTTGATTTTGATTTTTTAATTGATTTATATACACAATGAACGTTCATATAACTTGATTGCCTCATTCTTATTAATAAATCCATATGTTTTAGACCATTTTCCTGGCACATTAACTTTATAGGTTGAAAAAAAGGTATTTAATTTTTCTTTTATATTATCTGATAAATCATATATATCTTTTATTGTTTCATATTCTTCAGATGTTACACATAATATTTTTTCATCCATACCCTTTTCATCTTCCATGACCAAGGCACCAATAATATATGCATCATACGTATTATCATTTTTAAAAGTACTATTTGATACGATTAATACATCTAAATCATCACCGTCATCGGCTAATGTATTTGGAATAAACCCATAGGCATATGGATAACCTTCAGGTGTATCTAAATACCTATCAATTATAAGTTTTGCTTGTGTCTTATCATACTCATATTTTGTCTTACTGCCCTGTTCAATTTCTACATATACAGACACTACTTGCTTCTCCATGTTTTACTATATACTTAGATTATTATTTAGCATTTCTTTAGCCCTACGCATGGCTAATCGTATTTCCTAATTCATTTTCATGAAGTAAATGAACTACATCCAATGGCTGTTTACGTCCTAGACGCATAGCACGTCCAATAATCTGGTTTTCTAATTCAGACGACATACGATGAAACATAACAACATGAGTAGCACATTCAATATTTAAACCAGCCCCCATATTTCGTGCATTCAAAAATAATACATTATATTTGCCATTTTGAAAATCTTTAAGAAGTTTATTAATACGAGCCTGAGAACCATTGACTGTAACATACTTTATATTTGATTCCTTAAGTTTTATTTCCATACCTGAAAATGTTGCGTCATATCCACTAAACATAAGAATTTTGGCAGTTGGATTGTCTAAAAGAAACTTAATAAACGCTTCATTTTTACTTAATTTTTTATTAGGGTCTACTGGTTTTGTATTTACAGTTACAATTGTATTTCCAACAACCTGTATAGTTTTAAGGTCTGTTATACGTTCACGACATAATGGACAGGCTGCCACACGTTTTAGTGACTCACATAAACAAGGAAAACAAAAGAGCTGCTTACAGCATGGAGTTACAGAAGGGCTTGTTACATCACAATAACATATAGGACATGTTTGTTCTTTGGATCGTTTAATGCGATCTTGAATAGCTGTAATACGACTTTCAATACTTGCTATTTTTTGTTCACATGCCTCTAATGCCTTTAATTTCTGTGATTCTGAACTATAATCAATGATCTTCTTAAATTCATATAATTTTTTAGCCTGATCAAGTTCGTGTGTTAATGATGCTGTTACAGCATCTGCTATTTCAGCTTCTGTATGAGCACTCATACCTATAAGTTCAAGAGCCCCTGTTACATCACCTGCATTTAGACGTTCCATCATATCAGGACTTATAAATGTATCTAACACACGAATATTTGGTGGTGTAGCACATAATAATGTTTTATGATTGATTGTAGGCATAGCAAAACTACTTTGAATATATTCTTCATTAGAATGAACAATAAGTCGTGCTGATTGACTTCCAGCAGCATTTAAGGCAACACTTGATGCATATACTGACATGCCACAAACGCGTCGTACAATATTTACATGACGTACACCTGGTATACTCAAATATGAATTTCCTCCCTGTAATTTCATCACACGATCAATTACATGTTGTGGTGTTCCTGGATTGTCTGCTGTTGTTGGTAATGGAGGATATGAATTTGCTATATTAAAAAATGCACCACCTGAAAATACTAGATTTAACCAACTGGCAGTAATAAACCAGTAAAAAAGAGCATGAAGTTCATCATGGTCTGTACTAATAGAAATACTATCAGCTTCATCAATAAAAAGACGATTCCAAAGAATTGTTCTTATAGGATGTGTATTACGCCATGTACTGTACATTGTAGCACTTACAAATATTACATCATATTTTTCAATATTTGCCATAAAATTATCATCGACTGCATCTAATTTACGTTTTATAAATTGAGCCTTAAGAGTTGTATCTCGTGTTACATAAGTTTCCCATTGACTCATTAATGAATGTGGTATAATAAATAATGTTGTAGATACCTGTTTTAATTGTGTTCCAACAGATGTTTTTGTCTGATTTCTAGCTCGTAATAAACCTACATCACGACCATCTCCGTTTGAAGCACCATTACGAACGACATATTCTATGTATTGTGCCGGCGGTGGTGGTGCCTTTATAAGAGCTAATGCTGTAAGTGATTTACCTGAACCTACTCGGTCACCTAGTATACCATGAGTTGTATAAAATTTTCCTCCTATTGCGTCGCCCGCAATAGTGCCAACCTCAATGCCTTCTAATTTTGCTTTTTCTAAACTTAAGGCTGCTGACACAGCACTTTGTTGATGTGGTAATAACTGTGTTTTTAACCATGATGGTGTAGCAGACTTAGCAGACGTTTCATTCAATTCCTGACTATATAAGGCCTCAAAAAAAGACCATAATCTCCGCCTAGATACTAGCGACATTCCTTCTGTTACCACTAACTGTTAATTCTTTTAGACCGGTGTGAGTGTTTTTATTATGGATAGGGTCTAAAATAAAGGATTTGTTATTTAACTAAGATGACTTCCAACGAATGGCCAAATAATTTACCAAAAAAAGTTACACATCCTCCAGTATCAATATGTACACCTACATATAACCGTCGTAAATTTATTCCATGGTTGATAGAATGTATTAAAAATCAGACGTATCCAAAAGAACGTATAGAATGGCTAGTTTATGACGATGGATCAGATAAAATAGAAGATATCTTGGCTCCCCACATGAAATCAATGAATATTCGTTATTTTAGTGCTGATTCTAAACAAAACGTAGGCATTAAACGTAATAAATTAAATATGGAGGCCCGTGGTGAAATTATTGTTAACATGGACGATGATGATTTTTATATGCCTGAACGAGTATCTCATGCTGTAAATATACTTATATCACGAAAAGCAAATATCGTAGGTAGTTCACGTAATAATTTATATTTTTCTGATGATGGAACTATATGGGAGTGTGGACCATACTGGCCTAACCATGCTACATTTGGAACAATGGCCTATACAAAAAATTACGCTAAAAAACATTTATGTGATGAAACGGTCACCTATGCCGAAGAAGTTGCATTTACAAACAAGTATACAGAACCTTTGGTACAATTAGACCCCCTTAAAGTTATGTTAGTCATGTGTCATTCTGAAAATACATTTAATAAGAAAAATTTACGTGACTCTGGTGCTCAATCATTTCGTAAAACAAACTTAAAACTTACCAATTTTGTTCGGTCTGCTAAACAACGAGACTTTTATAAGACAGCATAATAGGAGTAGCTCAAATGAGTTCAATATTTAACGCACCCGGTGAGTTTTTGCCGAATGTTGCTAAAGCAACAACGTCGGCAGCAGCGTCTATTCCTACATTAGGAAAATTCGGACGCGGTACGTCTATTTTACTTTATGTACTGGCTGTTATTGTAATAGTCATCATTGGAATGATGTTGTATGGTGCACGATTGAATTTATCATGGCTTGATCCACGTCCACGTATTTGGATTGTTCAAAGTGACGCAGTTCATTATTGGAAACCAGAAGGACTCTACAATAACCTACAAGTGGCAAAGAATCAGTTAATGCCTGATTTCAAAGATGATGAATATTCACTGAATATGGAGATTATACTAGATAACTCACGCAATTATTGGAATGCCGATGGGCCATATCGTCATATAACACATCGCGGATCACACGATATGATTCAAGAAGGAAGTGAGAATGAAAGCCCTATTATAACAATGTGTAGTATGACCGCAAATACAAAATTACCACCGTATGGTTTACCAAAGCGTATGAATCCCGGTATAATGCTTGATCCAAATGTAAACGATATACTTGTATTTGTGGATACATCTAATGGTTCTGAAACATTTCGCGAATCTGTTCGTATTCGAGATATTCCCCTGGATATTCCTTTCCGACTTGGTGTTGTAGTAAATGAACGTGTACTCGAAGTTTATTTGAATTGTAAACTCGAAGTAACTAAGCTTCTTACACATAAACCTAAGAAGGTTGAAAATGATTGGTTTGGTCTAGCTGGTGCCGCCGCTGCCAAAGCCCAGGTTCAGAACTTATATTTATGGAAACAGGCTTTAGTATCATCAGATATGCGTTATCTATGTCCATCTATACCAAAATTTGGTGTAAGACCTACATGCCCAGATACTGCTAAAGCTGGTCCAAAACAAGAACAAGTAGCCACAAAAGATGTTGATTTAGGATTCAATGACCGTGTCAAAGCATCATGTGCTTTATAAAAAATCTATTTTTATTCATACATAGATTATTTATGTCTATGTATGAAAATAACAATCCAATATAAGAATGGCAGATATATTTGAAAATGCCGGTGAATTGCTAAAACCCGCAACAAAGGCTGTTCAAGGTATGACTTCAAGCTCAGGTTCATCAATGTATTTTGGT